ACCTCTACCTATACTACGCGTTGCTGAGCAGAATTGTACTTTTTCCGCTTTTGGTGCCTCAGGGTGGATTTGAACCGCCGACGTCTAGATTTTCAGTCTAGTGCTCTTACCGAACTGAGCTACCGAGGCATACTTTTGGTCTAGGTAGCAGGGCTCGAACCTACAACCGTCGCCTTAGAAGGGCGATGCACATCCAATTGTGCTATACCTAGAATCATAGTTTGTGTTTTTTAAGTCATCATAAAACCAAGCTACTGTGAAAAAGAAAAACTTTCACTTTCAGGAACTTTTATCTAGGGCTCTAATGAAAGTGATAACTGTTTGCCCTTGGTATGTCAGAAAGGATTTGAACCTTTATAAGAGCTTGCAAGACTCTTCACCCTTAACAGGGTTACGTCTATCCACCTACTGTCTTTGGTCTGCAGGATTTTTCCGCCACTGACATGTAATTAAAATGGTCTCAGTTCGCAGCCTTTCTGCATCTACAGGAATATCCGCCTGTCAGGTTAAATCCATATTCTACGCACATATGGTTGTTAGTATAACCGGTTCAACTAACTTACCCCAGAACTGAATGGTGTTGAGTGAAATGGTATCGGAGTCAAAGCTTTTTCCACATTACATTCCACTACTAAATTTACTTTGATTAAGTATTTACTAGTATGCTTAAGCATTTCAAAAGTTCGCTATATCCGAACTCAACTGGTACAGAATGACGGGCTCGAACCGCCGACCCATTGCTTGTAAGACAATTGCTCTCCCAACTGAGCTAATCCTGCAAAAATATGGATAATTTTATTAATATTTTCACTTATTTACTTAAGGCCTATTTTCAATTTGCATACTTATATTAATCGAGGAGTATCCATACCTCATGACCCTACGGATTTTGCTTCGGCAGACCATTCTTCACCACATTATAACTGCCCTGGCAGGGGATTAAAGATTTGAACTCTAACCAAAGGTTTTGGAGACCCCTATGCTGCCATTAACACCAATCCCCTATAAATTGTGAGAGGTTGGATTTGCACCAACGATCCGTACGCCCTATGCTTTCAGTGGGACTTGCACCTCACTTTGTAACCCCGTCGGGTGGCCTTACTACTTGGCTACTCTCACATATATTCTACTATTTAACTATCCCCGGAATATTACTCTAGATAGTCTACTAAGTTATTTGGTTAGTAGAAACCAAACCATCTCCTCGCCGAATTTGATATGTAGGAATGCGCAGGAAACCACTCGCTTACCTCTATATTAACCTGCATAACCAGGGATAAAGATTATCGTACTTTATCTATTAATACTTATTTCCATTAAATACCAATAACGGCCGAGCAAACCAGCAGGGCTTGGAAATAGCCCTCTTTGGTGCGCCTGCCGAGATTCGAACTCGGGACACCGTGATTAATGGTGCTTGAGGTAAGATTTGAACTCACATAATATCGCATTACTTATGCTACTCAAACAAGTCACGTGCTCTGCCAACTGAGCTACAGGCGCTTATAATATATTATACAATACTCTCATGTAAATTTTAATAATAAAAATAAAAAGCGCTCAGAATTTTTTATAATCCCAAGCGCTAAGATACTTTATCTACTATAAAAATTCTTAACACTGGAATACTGGGTCTCTGGCTTTACGATAAAATGGCATAACACTACTATTGTTATTTTTTAATGTTTTGGCAAAAATAATCTTTTTCATGTTATATACTCCTTAACTTTATCTAATTAATTTAGCTAATAATTTTTTAATAAATTATTAATTTAATAATTGACACGACTGCACCTACGACGATGCTCCTCTTCAGCTCTGCCAATTCTAGCTAGTAATCAGCTTCAACGCTTCTCTCTTCCCTGGGATTTGGGTGCTCTTACCTATGAACTAAGTCGTGATATAAATCCCTTCTTTTGTTTGTGCTTCATTCATATTGTGATAGAATGACGTACTGTTTTCTGTTGAAGGATAGTCATACTCAGCATCTGGCAGGGGCGGCTAGACTCGAACTAACCCTGCAAGAGTCAAAGTCTTGTGTACTAACCAACTATACGACACCCCTAAATAAGGCTAGTTAAAACTAGCCAAGACTTAAAACAATGTCCACCATAAATCAAAAACTTTTTTACAGCTTCCGCCGTTATAAGCGTCTTTTGTACGTCTTACAGCTCTATTTGAATGTTTCTTGAAAAAATGCTTAGTTCTATCGGGTTTATAGTGTTCTTCCATAACAGTATAAGGAACTTCAGGTCTAGCATAATATTTGTAATGTGTTTTCTTCTTAAAGTCATAGCTCCACCACCAAGCGGCTTCCCTTTTAGCACGTGGGTCTTGTTCTTTTGTTAAGAAAACAATATTACTTGGATAACTTTCGTTATATCCGTTGTTATACTTTCTTTCAAGCGAGTTCTTATAGCGCTGATTTCTAAAATATTTGTGTTTTGGTTTCATTACGATAACTCCTTATAAATTTAGTTATAGCATAATGATTACCTCCTTAGAAATATTTTACATAAATATAAGGCTGTTTATCTCGTTCCATTTACCACAGCTACTGACCCTTTTATAAGCTCACCTCGAGTAAAACAGTTTCCCGTTTATTAACACAGCAAAGATTATTTATAAAGCTTCGTGGCACCTTATTTAACTTTACATTATATTATATACTATTCCTCGCCGTATATAAGAGCGTATTTTAGAGGCTCAACTGTATTTCAAGCGACTACCTTCTACCCAAATTGGAGCTGATAACCGGACTTGAACCGGTGACCTCGTCCTTACCAAGGACGTGCTCTACCTACTGAGCCATATCAGCACGTCTCTCTAGTTTCCTTTGAGAGAATCGAGTATTATAAATAAACACGTGTAATGAACTTATCTACATCTTTCGACTAGTTGTTGCCAACCACCCCGTTGCGCTGTTCGACTCTCGCAATAACCGGGGGCTACACGTATTTGTCCGGCCTACGACTTACTAAGCTAACAACTAAATAACAGGAAAACTCCCGTATTGGTGGACCTAGATCTTATGACCAGCCCAAAAAAATAATTTTGAGAGTAGTCCGTTGATCATTCTCTCATATTGCCTTGTACCGACGGACTCAGCCTTCTTATTCAATATATTCGAAGTTTCTTGGTATCTAGAATTTTATCCAAGATATACTGGAACGGGATAAGGGACTCGAACCCTCACGATCTGCTTGGAAGGCAGAAATGCTAGCCATTAAAACATCAATCCCGCATAATCAACAATTAATTTTCAGCTTCCTCAATTTACTAATAACCTAGGTACTCTTGAGTTGACCTGCTATCGCCTCGCCACTTCCTGCTACCATATCTTTTTCAAGACCTTCTTGGCCGCTTGATTTCAGACTCTATTTCATCCAAGTCGCGGGTAGCTCTGTCCTCCAAACAAGCCTCTGCTTGATGGACACCTCAATTGATTTATACTTACTTATTAAGTTGTTGTTACTCTTTTGTTCGTTCTTTTATAAACTGCTGAGTACAGAAGAGCTTAAGTGTCGCGCTCTTAAAATACTTGAACTCTAGACAAGATCATTAATCTCAGTAAATATAGTATCCCCACAAACACTGTTCCCCGATTTAACGTATCGGTAGGGCCATAACGCTTATCTGCATGTTAACCTACACAATAAGAAGTACTTTAATGCTTACCCTAACTATATCAACATCATTCCTAAAATGACTCCATTAGATATTCGTGCATTAGTTCCTATCAATTTAAGCTATATTTTATTTTTTTTATTACGAAAAATATAACAAAAACGCACTGGCGGAGAGAACAGGATTCGAACCTGTGGTACCTTTCAGTACACACGCTTTCCAAGCGTGCACATTAGGCCACTCTGACATCTCTCCAAATAATTTTAGCGGGTGAGGAAGCAACTCTCACATCTTCTGGCTACAGTTAAGAGCCTCTGTCCTTTTCTCATTGGATTGTGCTATGTTGTACGACCGCCTCATTGGTAGAGGTGCGTGCTTCACTACTCGGTCAATTGACTCTGTATATATTGCACACGTTCGGTTATTTAAACTCGACGAACTACGAGACGAATTTATACAAATTAAATATCCTTTTATCTAGCCACCAGATTCAGCTTTATGACTAGCCCTTTTCTAACTTCTTACGGTTTCTAATTTCCACGGATTGATTAGAGGCGACTTACCACGGGTATAGGACTTCCACTTTTAGTGTCCCCGACTAGGTTAGCTCTGGCACATGTCATTCTAACTTAATAGACGTGAGAAGGCACGGGATATTTAATTGACTAAAATAGGCTGTTTTCAAAAACCATTCAACTTTATCATTGTTCTCGAACTCTTAAAATACACAATCATCAACTCATCAAAAGTTACCATAGATATGTCTATCCGCAATAAAGCACCTATTTAGTTGTTTATTTACTGGTGGGCCTCCACAGATTCGAACTGTGGACTACCGGTTTATGAGACCGGGGCTCTAACCGCTGAACTAGAGGCCCAAATTACTGGTCGGGGTGAGTGGATTCGAACCACCAACGTTTCTAATGTAGTGGATTTTAAGTCCACCCTGTCTCGCCAGTTTCAGCACACCCCGATTTTTGGCCAAGCTATATTTACGTTGCTCTACCGCTGAGCTACGCCACCCGAAGGCTGACGGTAGGATTCGAACCTACGACACACGGCTTAAAAGGCTAAAGAAATAAGCATTGGCTCTATGTTATATTATACAATATTATTCTATAAAATTTAGCAAATATTTTTTATTAATAATTTAATAATTTATTAATTTTTTTTAAACATTTGCGATTGCGTTAAGCTTCTCAACATCAAACGAACGAATTACAGTCTGCGCTCTAGCTGAACCATCTTCTGAAACTGGAAGATTTTCAACATTAGAAATATAGTCATCAGCAAAAACAACGTCGGCTTCTTCAGGAGTTTCTACAACTTCACCACGCCATTCAGCAATTAAACCCATATTAAGTTCAAGTTTTGCAGGGTCTATAAAAGCTTTAATAGCTTCAAAATCTTTAGAAGAAACAACACGAGAGTCGTCGTCACGCATTAAATTAAGAACTACAATTTCCATAGTTTCAAGGTCCACGGCAAAAGCTATATAAGCGCGTTTATCACCTTTAACATGAATCTTAAGCTCAATATTTTTAGGGTCCCAAGCTTTAGTATTGAAGTCCTCTTTGTTTTGATAACCACAGTAAATTTCACCTTCATTAAGAGTTGAACAAAAACCATGGAAAGTAAATATCACTCTTTTAATACCTTGATTTTTTAATGATTCTAAATCTAAATCAAAGTATTCAGTACCTTTAGAACCTGTAATATCTCCAGAAAAACGAGCTACACCTTGATAATTACGAGAATAATAACTACTATAGTTTATAGAATCTAATCTACCATCTTCTTTTTCAAGAATTACAGAAGAGTCAATATCGAAAGCATTCTCCCAGTGTACAAAAGAACGAATCTTAGTACCAGTAATAGGAAGTCTTGTGCCAGTCGTAGGAACGTCTATACCCTTACCCGATGCAGAAGTATTAACTGGCATTGCTACACGATAGAACTTAGAATCAATATATACCTTACCAAGTTTTTCTGAGGCTTTATAATGTTCCGCAATTTTTTCGAAGCAAATATCATGGACAAGTTTCTTAGTAGCGTCATTCAAACGAGACTTTCTCCAACGAGCTTCGTACTCAGTCTCTGCGTGAGTTTTAACCTTATTTTTAGCAAAGAAAGAGAATGTACGAGCTTCTTCATTATCCGCATTAATAGTAGATATAAGTTGATAAAGCACTGTAGGATTTTTATTTGAGAGCATACTAAGAATTACTGCTGCTTCGATAGGATTTGCACGTGAAAGAAGAAACTTAAGATTACGCTCAAGAAGAGAACCATTCTTAGCAAAAATGTCAGCTGCACCAATAATATCACCTGCTTTAATTTTTTCAATGGCAAGTTTATTAGGTGATTGTTTATTATCTACTTTCTTTGCCTTTGCACCAGTAATTTGAACAAGTTTATTAAAGAACTTAGCTTGTTTCTTAGACATAGGACAATCCTTAACAAGTGGAATAATTGCTTTAATAAGCTTTTTAGTATCAGAATCAAGTACGAGGTCTTTACATTCACCTACTTTTGCAACAGAAAGTTTCACAACATCTTTCTTAAATAAAAACTGTGCAAAGTTTACATCTTTATCTAACATAAAGACAGCATTATCTCCGCAAAGAAGTGGCATAGTATTTAAGTCATAATAACCTTGTCCATTATAGTAAAGAGCTAAAAATTCATTTTGTTCATCTAAACTCCAAGGACGTTTATATTCAGCATAAGCTTTTGTGATTGCAACAAGTTCTATAATCGCTTCTTCCGGATTTAAGATTTTAAACTCGCGGAGCTTAATTTCGTTTCCTACAGGATAATCAGGAAGTTTTTTATCAAAAACGTGAACATGTGATTCTTCCGCACCGTAAGCAAGGAAATATGAAACACATTGTTCTATTAAAAGTTCTTCAGCAGTATAAAACTTAGTATCCTGTGGATTTGCAAAATAAGATTTAGGAACATTAAGTTTATAAACATCTGATATGTCTTTAACCATTTCTTTAGTTAAAAGTTCCGGCTTATTTACAACAATACCAAAATTTGAAAGTAAAAAAGCATTAAGGTATGCATTTTCAATTTTAGAATTACTTACTGAAAAACCATCAGCTAAAAGCATGCGACGAGAAATAAGAATGTTTTTAATATTAGTCATATTTTATACCTCTGAAAAAATAATTTTAAATAAAATTAGCGATGTCTTTTTTGATCTTAAACCAAAGTAAGGCACCGCTAAACGTAGTATCTTATTTGGCCTAACTGCCACTTTTAAATTCCCAAAATTTACGTTAGAAATAAGTATAGGCTCTATGTAAGCTTATGCGCAAGTTGCTTACATTATATTATACAGTATAATTTTAAAAATTTTTTAATACTTTATAAATTTTTATTTTTAAATTAAAACGTCCACCATTTATTAGGATATCCGCAACAGATATAAACTACTTCACCATTTTCCCATTTAGGAGTAAGACTTTTTTGAAATTTAACTTTAAAATTCTTAATAAGATATTCTCGCGTTTTATCATCTTGATAATCTTCGAGCTCAAGAATTTCCTTTACAAAAATTTCCCAGCTATGTTTAATCATATCACAAAGTTCTTTAGTAAGTTCTGTGGTATATTTATCAGTATTATAGAAGAGCTGTCTAAAGCGTTCATCATATACATAGTGTTCATGAGTAAATTTATTTTTTCTAATTAATTTGCAATAGTAAGAACGAAGTTCCAAGTCGCCTGCAAACTGTTCAAGATATTCTGTAAAATCATTGTCATTAACAGTTATTCTAATAATCATATTTAAACTCCATAAACACGAGGTACTTTACGCTCATATAAGTAATCAATATCTGAATCTTGTTTAATAAAGACACTATGCCAACCAGCATAAACACTTGGACACCAACTAAGTTCAATAACACAATTTTCTTCAATACAGATTTGTTTAGCTTGTTCTAAGTCTTCTTTACTAGGAATACCTTCCACATAATAATTTTTAATTTGAATTAGTCTTTCTGTATTCATCTTCTTTAATCTCCTGCGCTATAAGAGCAATTTTATTATAATTCATTATCGGCGTTTCCATTTTTAACCATTCCCATTTTCTTAACGTCCAAGGGTCACACCTGACCGCAAAAGTTGATTCAGGAATACTAATTTGTTTAAGTGAAAGACGATTAGTAGGATCAAAGACATCAATATCTCGAACACTCTCTATAATTTCTTTATGAATCATTTCTTCAATATACTCTTTATATTTATCAATAATTTCCTGCTGATATTTTACAATTGATAAAAGGTATTCTTCGTGTTTTTCCATAATTTACTCCAAAATTTTATAATAACGAAACATTATCTAATATATAATACAACACAATTTAACGTATTTTGCTAAATAAATTTAAAAAATAAAAAGACGCAAAAATTACTCTGCGTCTTAATAAAATATATAATATATTTAATCATTATTTTATATATTTATATTATAATATATATATTATTATATTTTATATTATTTATAAATATATTTATATATACGATATTTTATACTAAAATTTATTCATTAATAATAAACTTAGTTCTTTCAATTATTGTTCTAACTTCATCAGGCTCATCAAAGTCAGTAATATCTTCCAATGTGCCGCCTCTTTGTAACTTAGCAGTGTAATAATATACACCAGGCGTAAGAGCTCTCGTATCATTAGGAACAATCTTCACAATAATTTCACCTGTTTTAACATCCTGCTCTTCGAGTGTGTACCCTTTTATAAAAATCGCATCTTCAAAACGTTGATTAGGATACATTAATGCAAAATACAGGGCGTCTCCACTCGTCAAGAAATAAGGTTTCGTATAGTCGTCTTTTCTTGGAATTATTACGGGTAGTTCAAACGAATCACCACGATTGATTTTAATTATTCTAGTTGACATTACTTCTACTCTCCATCTCCAGTATTAATTACAATCATTATATCACCAATCTGCCCCGGCGTTGAATCAGTAGGATCTGCACTTGATATTGTAATAGTATTAGCAGAAGAACTGCTAGTAAATTCATTTTGTGTTTTTTGATAATAGCCAGTTTGAATATTTCTACCGACTTCATCTGCTTTTGCCTGTAAAACAGATGTTATATCACCTGTGTATTCACTGGGGTCAGTATACGTTACATCATGACCAACTACTTTAGTATGATTTTCATAACGGGTCTTCGTCTCATCATAAATTATATTACCATCTTCATCTGTCAACACATCGCCATTATCATCAAGCGCTGGCTCTTTTATAGCTATAGATATTGTTTCTTCTATTGGTGTAACACATCTGTCTCTACCTGTTACTTTCGTAAGCTGACCTTGTAATTCGTCTACATCTGGTACAACAGCCTCTTTTACTATAAGTGTATCTGCTTCATCAGAAACAACGTTAACTGGTATATCTAGAACTACTGTATTACCCGTCTCATCATGTACTGTAAGTTTTTCAGGAAGTGCTAAAGCTGTACTGCCTAATGCAGTTATTCTAGAGTTTATACCTGCAATAACAGCAGCTAAAACATCATAAGTAAAGTAGTCTACATTACCGCTTGTTTTACTATCTCTACGTTCTAAACGAACTGCGCCTTTAGAAATTTCTACCAAAGGTTCGTTTGGTAGTTTTAAGAACATCTTATTTGAAGTAAGTGATGTATCCTTTTCGTCGGTTTTACAAATATATAAAAATGGGAAAGCTGTATCACTAATAGTAACAACTTCTAGATTGTTTAACAGGCTATTACCACTTGTAAGTGTTTTCCACTCAGCTTGAGTACCTTTAAAATATACTTTCTTTAAGGCAGTACAACCAGAAAAAGCGTTTGAAGCTATTGTTACCTCGTTATTACATATAGCTATACTTTTAAGACTTGTACAACCTATAAATGCTTCTGATTGTATTTCCTTTATATTGCTTCCAAGAACAATATTAGTTAGTTTAGTACAGCCTTCAAAGGCCTTTTTACCAATCTTTTCAATACTATCAGGAATGTCTACTGTTGTTAGCTTTCTACACCCCCTAAAAACACCATTATCTATCCAGTAAGCTCCCGGATTAATATATACAGTTTCAAGATTTGTAAAGCCATATGGTGAGCCGTCTTGATACCCATCTGCATAAAATTCACCAGCACGTATTCTTACTCTGTCAGCTTCGGTACTAAGAGTTCCTTTAAATACTAGTTTTGTTATAGTATCTCTTACATCATTATATGCTTGATTAAAATAAGCATCGTCATATGTACTACCATATATTATATAAGCATTATCAAAACTATCCGGTGTTACATATTTGTTATGAGCTTCGCCACTAGCAAAAGCCTCAAAAATTGGAAGGTCTTCTATACTTCCTATAACTGTATTTAACTTATAAGGCACTTCGTCATCGTTCTCTACCGCGTTGTAACCTGCACTCACATCCCATGTATATAGAGGTGCACCGTCTAACTGCGATATAACAGTTTCCATTTGGCCTCGGTTAATAATTTCATTAACACCTACACCGTCTACAGATGTCTTATTCACATTAATCTGTACAGGACCAGTAAAAGTACCGCCATCAGAAGGCACGTAATTTATAACTCTATCTTCATTACCGTCAAATATACCGTTTCTGATATTCTTCTCGTCATTAGTAAGGTTAATACCTTCTCCTAAAGATGGTTTTAATATTAAGTCAGCCTTTGTGTATCTAGCGACATCAGCAGTTACAGCATTAATGTTATATTCTTCAGTACCTTCAAAATTTATAGTATTTTTTAATTCTTTATTGTCCTGAAGACCTTCTATTAACTTATTTTTAATCTTATCTTCCATAAAATCCTCACAAAGAAATTTTATTTTATATATAATTTAGCAAATCTATTTATTTAGATAAAGCTTTACCGGCTTTTGCATTAAACAAATAGCATTTGAAGTTTTTGCTTTTTGATTATCATAAATTTTTGTGTCATTATTATCTTTCACCCAAACTCGCACTCCAATTTGAATGTTATCCCCATTATTAGCGACATAATTAAATTTATTTTTTAAAGTGAAATTAGATAATTTTTTATCTGTATCCGCATTATTTTCTGTAATAGTTTTAACTGTCTTATTATTAACTATTAACTGTATAGTATAGCCACTATTTTTACCCCAATGGCCTAAATATGTGGGTCTACTTATTTCTAAAGTAAATTCACTATCATTATTTATACTAATTTTTACACCGGCTACACTTGACGGTGGGTCTTGTTTAGTTGTAAATAATAACTCATGCGATGTGGAGTCCCCTTCTTTATTCTGGGCCTCTAAAGTTAATTTATACGTTGTGTTTGGTATCAACCCAGTTAACCTAATAGTCTTATAGCCATTGTTAGAAAATGTACTACTTTTAATTTTTATTCCACCTTTTAACGCAGTATATTTAGTAGTTTTACAGTTACTAGCTAAAAAAGAAATTGTTGCTTCAGTAGCAAGACATTTATCAACTTTAAAATTACTTATTTTTGGTGAAGTGTCTACTTCTATTTTAGGGCAGTAGATAAATCCTTGAAATGTACCATCAATCTGGCCCCAATTTTCATTCTCATTTGTACGTTCTCTTTGTTGCCAAATATCGGAGTTATCTGTAGAATTCCAGCCACTCTCTGACGTTATAATGCTTTCATCATCCCTTATTTGTTCTACTACTGCTACGAAGTTATTCCAGCAAGCAATAGCTCCAACTCTAGGTTCTTGTCCTCGTTGATAGCCATCTGCAGTGTAAGAATACCATTTTTCTACAGATTCCGTACTTAACTTTGGCTCTTCGTCAATAATTTCATAAAATCTGCCCCAAGCATATGCCGCACAGTTAGGCAGTGCTGGATATGGATTAATTTCCGTCCAATACAATGAGGAGTCTCCTTCTGAATTTGGAGCAACTAATCTAGGTGAAAAGTAGGCTAAGCTATTCGACTTGAAATTGGCTGTAATATAGTTGTGTAGCGCGGTACAGGTATCTGACAAATATCGAATGCCATCGAGAGTATTAAAACTAGTATTCGTCAAATATTTATAACTATCTATAACCGTTGTAGTGCACTTACTTTTAAGTGTTCTATTAAATAACTCAATTTTTTTGGTAAGATCACTTTCAGTAATAAAGTTATTACCTCCTGTAACAAAGGGATAATTACCGTTAATTGGATTTACCGTACAAACATAAACATTAAAATTAGTATATCTACTTGCAAAATTATTAATTGCCTCAGCATATTGCTCAGCTAATTTATTTACTTTAAAAGAAGACCACACACTGCTATATATACAATCAACAAATCCGAGCATAATTACTAAGTTAGCTTCTTCTAGCGTCATGTTTTGTATTTGTGGGAGTGCGCTGTTGTTAAACCATGAATATTCTGCCTGGTCTTCAATAAGATAGTGGTATTCAGCGGCCTGTTGTACGGCCTTATAAGTATTTTGTAACTGTTTTATTCTAAAATCGCCTATCCACAGCGTAACCACTTTAACCACTCCTTTATATTTTATAAATTATTGCAGGTTGATATTTATTATTTACTTTTATATAAATTTGATTTATAACATTTACAGAGTCACCAGTAAATTTTTGTTTTTCTGGCACTTTTTCTACTGCATTCATACTTGTTATAAATAACATTTTTGACGAACAAAATGCAGGTTTTCCACCCTTTACCGCAAAAACTTGCATAGCATACGCAGTTTCCTTGGTGAGATTATTTAAGTTTAGAGTCTGTGTGCCAGAACTAATCGATAAATCTTTAGTTGTTTTTGTATTGTTAGAAAGATTTTCTAGTCGATAAGTCCAAGTATATTTAGCTACTTTATCAGCATTCATAATCTTAGCTGTCGAACCAGTTTTTTGTTCTATTATTTTAATATTTATAGAAGCTTTTGTACTTTCTATTTTGTTCAAGCTTAATTCAGCTGAACGAGTAGTAATTTTTACTAGTGTAGTTATTCCGCTAGGTAATGTAGGGTCTTCAGATTCTTCTGGTACTACTGGCTCTACAGTTTCTTCTTCATCATCTATAATAACACTACCATTTTCTAAAACCATTATTGTATGATGACCTTCTCGTACTAAGATGTCACCAGGTTTTAAATAATCGGTCTGCGTTGTATACTTAGTGTCAGTTAAGACTGTATAATAGCCGGACTGTTTAAATCGTGTACGCATATTAGAGGTTGTTGGTGCATTTGAACCATATTCAATCTTAGCACCACCTGCTATTGCACACACTGTCATAAAAGCTGAACAGTCGGTATTACAATTAACTAAGACTTTTGTCAAGTCATAATTAACCACTTTTGCATAGTTATTTAAAGTGTTTCTGGTATTCTGTGAATAACCTATATGATTATTATTGCACCCGGCTTTACATGCCTCAACAGAAGCATTGGCTAATGCAGTAGTTTTTGGACGTAATACAATATAAGGTTGTATTCTAGAAATATTGTAGTTGTCTACCATACAAACTTCATTACCAGTAGAATCGCCTGCAATACCATTAATAGAACCTTGCTCACTAATAGAGGCATGTCCAATTTTAGTTATTGTTGTCGACATAAAAGCCTCCTATTATCTCCAGAAACCTTCAACCTGTAGTGAAATATTATAAGCAGTGGTAGCTAATTCCGCATTAGGACTAATAATTGCATAGCTTCCAGAAGCATTTTTCGTATTCGCACTAGAATTAGCTAGCCAAGCAAGTCCACCTGAACTCTGTAAGGTAGCAATCTCAGTAGGTGTATTTGTGAAAGTAAAAGGATAACTAATCCTACCTCCGCCACTCCCATAGAAAAGCGCACCTGACTCGAAAGGTTCTTGTACATTAGCTGTCAAAGAATAGGTACACCAACACTTTGCAATACCAGACTTCCATTTTTGGTAAGACCAAATACCATTGATACCAGATTCCACTACATAGTCCACTTCTGGCTCGTCAGTTTGTTGTAAGTAAATTTGACCGATAGTGTCATCACCGGGAGCGTCTTTTCCATAAGTGATAATAGTTTTATCTTGCTCATAGATAGACTCATTTTTAGTTTTATTGAATCTGTTTTTTGCATTAGCTTCAGAGTCAAGAATTTCTTCAGTAAATAAACCACTTGAGTATGGTAAATCAGACCACGAAGTTTCTCCGTCGCCTACTTTTATCTTATGTTTAGTTTTGTCATAACCAGGCTGGCCTGGCTCTAACTTTGTCTTAGTGCCACGCCAGCTTGTAGTACTTCCTCTTCTAAACTTGATCATAACTTAAGTTTGCCTTTCACTCATAGATTTAACGTTAATTATTATTTATTAACTTTAACGCTGGCTTCAATCTTACTGCCAATAAAAGTAGTCAAATCGTTAGTAGCTTCACTTAGATATTCTTTAGCGTCATCCGTTAAAATAGCCATAACCGCATCAAAAGTTAGGGTAAATGCATGTTTTTGTGCTTCAGCGTCAAATTTACCTTCTTTCTTAAGTGCGTCTACATAAGTTTGTGTCGTAGATAAAACACACTCAGAAATAGTTTTATCAAGCATATCGACGTACTTTGCAACTGTTTCATTTTTTGTTTTTGCTTTAATTTCAGCTTTCTTAGCAGATATCCAGCTTACAAAATAGCCAGCAGCAGCAATGAGTACAGGAAAAACTAAAAGCTCAAAAACTTGTCCTAAAATGTTTAACCGATCCATAGTAATTACCTCACTTTAATTAGATTTACTTGTATAAATAATTTTCCAATTCCAATCAAATACTTTATAGCCAGATCCCGCTTTTTTACAAGCAGTTTTAGCATTAGATAAGGAAGAAAAAGCCCCTATTTGTGACTTAGCATCATTCTTATTTTTTCGTACTCGATATAATTTTTTAATTGTTGATTCTTTTAATAAAGTACTAACGTCCTGTCTAACAGTGTTCATATCTTTATTATATTTAAGAAACCAGTGGTAGATATCCGCGTGATTACTTCCAAGCCCTAGTTTATAACTGTCTTGATGACATAGTATAGTTGGAACCATTATTCCGTTATGTAGAACTATTCCTTTGGGATTAATGTCATACATTTTACATAGGTAGGCAGTAACCTCGCAAGCTTCATTATAAACTTTACTAAAGTAGTCTTTATTTTTTAAATCGTCTTCACATATTTCTAGTTGAATCCAACCGTCATTGCAAGACCCTTTTAAACCGCTTCCGCAACCCCAAGGCCTATAATTCCAAGGTAGAGTTTGAATAGTTTCTACTGTTCCGTCTGCAAGTTTTCCTATCCAACCAGTAACTCCTGCCTTTATATCAATATGGTTCCAATCATTTTGATACTTATTTTTTCCAAGTATCTTTAAACCTTCACTACGAGTCCAAGAATCGCCTTCTGGACGACGTTCACTAGGTTGTATATATCTTTTTAAGTACGGGTTATTAGCTCCCGTAGAGTGCCATAAAATGCCTTTTATCTGCATCTTAGAAGTTTCTTTATAGCAAGTACTCTGTGTTTGCATACAAACAAACGGCCGATTACTTGAACTATATTTCATATTAATCAGTCCTTTCTTATTAACCTTTACACATAATTTAGCTAATACTTGTAATAGATTTAATAAAAATAAAACTCAGAGCGTTTATTATAATAAATTTTACTCTGAGTTTATTAATATTTAATTTTTATTTTTAATTAGGTTCTTGAGGTATATAAATGTTATAAGTTTCATCTGCTAAAATGACTTTGTATCTTTTACCCCTAATGTATAAAACCATTCTCATTAATTAATACCTCCATTTTTATCTAGTAGATTCGAGGCTAGCTAATTGAGCATCTAATCTTTGCATTCTAGCATTAAAGCTTTTTTTAGATTCAAATAGTTTCTTTTGAACTGCTGCATTAATCGCAAATGTGACTTTTAGAGTATCTCCTATAAAGTTATCTGAATAGTCTTGCCAATTTGTTGCCGTTTTATAAGAATTTGAGTTTTCAGGATAACAGTATAATTTTATGTTGTTAGGCAGTGTTGCACTTAAGGTAGGCGGAGTATCTCCTAGTAATACCATATTTGTTAATAAGCCACACTCTTTAAACGCGTCCTTATCAATGCTTACTATACCGCTTCCTATTACAATATTTTCTAATGATATACATTTTATAAAGGTATTAGTACTTATCCCTGTCACACTATCTGGGATTATTAGACTTATTAATGACTTGCAACCGCTGAACGCTGACTCGCCTATACTCGTTACGCTATCAGGGACTGTTATACTTGCTAAGTTTATACAGTTACAAAATGCAAAATTATTTATTTTTTCTACAGTATTAGGTATCCTAAATGATGTAGTTTTTTTACCTCTTGCATACGTAATTAATGTTGTTCCATCTATACTATATAAATTACCATCTATAGATTTATAATTTGTATTATCTTCATCTACATATATGTTTGCTAATAAACTACAATTGTTAAATGTTTGACTATTTATATATCTACACTTATAATGTATTTGTGCAGACGTTATATGATTTGTTTGACTTAATATAACACCAACTAAGTATAAGTAGGGGTTACTACTAGTACCTATATACTTTAAGTTTCGGGATACCCCTGATCCTGTCTCCGATGTATGTGTCAAACTAATACAGCCAGAGAACGCATCATCACCTATACTTGTTACATTATCTGGGATAGTTATAGATGTAAGTGAGTCGCAATTATAGAACGCTTGAACACCTATACTTGTTAACTCACTGGTTTTGCCAAAGCTAATACCTATGAGTGCTCCACATCCATAAAATGCTCTATTACCTATACTGGTAACACTGTCAGGAATGGTTATAGTGGTTAAGTCTATGTAGCAATTCTTAAACGCCTCACTGCCTATACTTGTAACACTGTCAGGAATGTTTATAGTAGGTAGATTATGACAGTCAGAAAACATACTATTACTTATAGTGGTTAGACCTTTATTGATAGTAACAAACTTTAAGTTATAGCAACATGAAAATATACCTTCACTAACGGTCGGCGCACCATCTATTTTCACGTTTTCCAATAATTCGCAGCCAGAAAAAGCACTTCTGCCAATGTTTGTCACACAGTTTGGTATTGTTACACTTGTTAGACTGTAACATTTATAAAATGCATAACCCGAGATCTTACTAGCAGTGAAATTATGTTCATTTATTTCTGTGACTTCTATATAGTCAGAAATGCTTTCATCAAATTCATAAAGTCTGGGCTCAATTTTGTTCTTTTTAGGATCACGGTTACAAAACGGGCTTGCTTGTGGATTGTAAAAGCTAATTTTTGCCGCCCACTCAGACACTGTGCCTTTATATTTTATTTCATCTAATGATGTACAGCCCTTAAAGGCATAGTTATTAAAAGTTTTCACACTTTTTGGTATTGTTATGCTTTTGAGTGACGAGCAATCAGTGAACGCATATGTACCAACAGATGTTAATTCACTATCATCCTCAAAGCTTATATTCTCAATAAAAGTACAGCCCTTAAATGCTTCTTTACCTATGCTGGTTATAGCTTTTCCATTATCTGGATGCTTGGCCGGGATAACTATGTTAGTATCTTTACAAGTTCCTATACTACTCAATACATATGTTTTACCGCTAAGGGTATACTTTAGTCCTGCACTTGACATTATTTATCACCTCCAGCTTTAGAAAAAATTTCTATAGCTTTGTTAATTTGTTCAAAAATCTTTAAGAATATTATAATGGATATTATAATGGAGTAACATCATCATAAACACTAGCCAGATCTATTTTATTCCAAATCTCATTCACAAGAGTGATTTTGCCATTTTGGTTAGTCATAAAAAGGCCGTTCATATCTATAAGATTTGTATAAACATTTGCGTTATTTATTATACTTACACCGTCCGCTGATAAACGATCAACAGATAAAACAGCTAATGCACCAAATCCTTGTGCTTGAACTATTTCTAACGCATTGTATATACTGTTAAAGGGCTTAGCACTAAGCGATATGCATCTTAAGTTAAAACCAGCAATACCTGATATATATTCAGCACTTTCTGGCAAAAAACCAATAGCAATATTGTGACGGTAAAGTTGTGTATAATTAATATTTGAAGTTGCAGCATTAATACGCTTTTCAGTGTGTGTTTTTTGTGCTTGAGAGTTAAGCATAAAATACAGTCTCATATCATATACCATAAAAGCATACGTGTTAAAGTTGGTGCTTTTCTTATATTCATCAATCAATGACTTTGTGACACAGTAAAATTTAACTTTTGCCGCATCAATCGTACTGGCACCAAAATGTGGTGGAGTACTAGGTAGCATTATTATCCCCAACAAAGAATCACACCCCGTGAATACATCTACAGCAATGCTTGTTACGCTTTCTGGAATAACAATGCATGTTAATGATTTACAGTCTTTAAAGGCATAACCACCTATAGTTCTTACATTATTTCCTATTGTTATGCTTGTTGCTGACTCACAACCCATAAAGGCATAACCACTAATAGTTTTAACAGAGTCAGCTATAACTATGTCTATTAAAGATGTACAGTTATAAAAACCATATTTAGTAATTGTCTCTACCGATAATACTATCTCTGTTACTAATTCATTATTTATATATAGGTTGTTAGCGTAATATAGCGGGTTTGCCACCGCATTACCAAAACTTATTTGCGCCCACTGATCTATTGTTCCTGTGTAATTTACCTTTGTAAGTGACGTGCAGCCATTAAATGTATTAGAACCTATAGTTGTTACGCTTGCTGGAATTTCTACACTTTCCAATGAGCTACAATCCTTAAAAGCCTGTTGACCTATACTTGTTACACCATCTGGAATTACTATATCTAAAAGTGAACTACATAATTGAAATACTTGTTGACCTATAGATGTTAAGCTTTCTGGGATATTTATACTTTTTAGTGAAGAACACCCGTAGAAGGCGTACGTGGATATCTCAGTTAAATCATCCGAGAGTGATATAGTCTCAATTGAATTACAACCCCTAAACGCCTGTTGGCCTATATTTTTCTTACTACCGACTATAACTGTTTTTAATGATTCTGGGACACAATTACTGTTATCAGCATATCCCTCAGCACCAAAAATATAGCCAAAAAACCCGTTTTTTGTATTATTATACTTATTACCAACAAAAGGTATAGTCATCTTTATTAGCGAGTTACAATTTACAAACGCACCAAACTCTATTTCTTCCACACTGTTTGGAATACGAATTTCTACAAGAGAATGACACTCTTCAAATGCGTTAGAACATATTTTTTTTATACCGTTTGATAATATTATCTTTTTAAGCGATGATAGATATGAAAATGTACCCACATATATCGTTTCTACTCCAGAAGGAATTTCTATACTTGTAAGAGAAGAACAATTCGAAAATGCAAGTTCGCCAATATTTGTAACACTATCTGGAATTTTTAGTGTTTTAAGTGAAGTACAGCCACTGAACGCCGCCATACCTATTTCAGTCACACTATTAGGCATAATCACAGTCTCTAGCGCACTGCAATTCTCAAAAGCACTCCCGCCAATAAGTTCTACCTTATTTCCTAGTACTACGCTTGTGAGTGATTCATAACCATAGAACGCTGCATCATATATAACTGTTACAAATCTACCATTAAAACTGCTTGGTATAACTAAAGCAGCTGTATTGTCTTTAAAACCAGAAACGGCACAAGTAGCCTCATCTATTGGTTCGTATATTAAATAGTCATCCTCCCACACTTCTGGATCATCAAAACCACTCGATTCATTAAGGTAATCCCAATGTACTTGAGTTACAATAGTGCGACCATTACTGTCCTTACCGCCACCAGTAGTGCCTTTCCAGTTACTTGGCCAACCCGCTGGTAAGTTGTCATCACTGGCGTTATCAGCACAGTATATGTTAGCTAAGTTTGTACAGCCATTAAACACCCCCTGACCCATATAAGCCACTGGAAGTTGTGCCATGCCGATATCTGCAGTGTGAGGTATATATACGGTTTTAAGTGAGGTACAGTTTTCAAATGCTCCATCTCTTATACACACAGGATACGAATGACCGCGCTCATCAGTATACATTTCAGGTAAGCTTATCCAGGTTGGATCATTAAAATAGCCAACCACAGCATAATAGGTTTCAAAGAAGGCATCGCCACCAAGCTCCTCAAATATAAGGTTGCTAGCATTATCATATATCCATTCATTACTATATGTCATAATTATTCACTACTCCTAAATTTAATTAATTATTGTTCAGCAACTTCATCTACTAAGTCAAGCTCTTTAGCTATGCTTAATTCTGGGTCATCGATTTGTTCAAAATCTTCAGGGATATCTAAGTGTGGTTCAGTTAATTTAACACCGCCGATAAAATAAGAATATCCTAAGCTAATTTTACGTCCATATATTTGACCGTCGGCAATTCTTCTAAAAACCTTACCTTCATCCGCTGTTATTACTATTATGTTATTGTTTTTCATTATAATAAAATCTCCTTAACTAATTGTATAGTAAACCAAAAAACTCTAAATCTAGATCACTAATTTGGCTATTTAACTCGTTTATAGCACCAACAACTTCGTTAGAAGTTGTTTCAAGAGCATCATCTATTCTTGTTTGGAAAAGCGTACTAAACCCAGTGTAGTCAACACTACTATCGCCGCCAATAAAATTGTTTACATTAGTTAAAGCAGCCTCAAGTGTTGCAATTTTACCAAGTAATTCTGTCTTGTTTGCAGCATCTGCCGCTTCGAGTTCTGTTTTTGTTTGGCCAATTTTTTCTTTTAAATATTTAGTGTCTACTATGCCTATTATTTTATCTGCAAACTGTGCCCAGTTTGTTTTAGTTTTATATGCATCTACATAGTCGATAGGCACAATTATTTTTGTTAAATTTATCAAAGTCACTGACAAAGCTGAAGAAGCTAAAGTAGCATTTGTAGCATTAACTGTTATGGTGTTGAGAGAACTACAATCTTTGAACGCATAATCTTTTATACTTGTTACACTATCACCTACTACAGCACTCTCTAAGTTAGTACATCCAGAGAATGCCCCATGACTAACAGCACTAGTGCTTCTAATTATAACTTGTTTCAGAGCCGAACAGTCTTTAAATGCATCTTGGTTTAGCGTTAAACTTGACTCACTACTGATAATACAAATATATTCACCTGGATTAGCGTAGGTATGTGATGCCATGCCAGGACCATCAGTATTAATACTACCGTCTCCCCAATCTACACTACTCTTGCCTGTTATATTAAAAGTTACTGGTGTATTAGCCGCGGTAATATTAAAAACACAAATAAATTTAGTTTCTAAATTTTTTTCTAATTCTCTTAATTCAGTTGCTAAATGAGCACGTCTTTGTGCGTCATAATTCTGTAGTCTTGCTAAATTAATTACTTTACTATTTGGCATTAATTAATTCCCCCAAAAAATTGATTTTATGTCGTCTTCAGTTGCAAAATTTAAAGATCTTATAGCACCAGAGTCATAAATATTATAGATAGTACCGTCAATTTTTAATTTTGATACTGAATGTGATGTTGTACCTGTTGGATTTACTGTTATCTTACGTTGATAATCTGTGAGCGTTTCTGTCAAATAACCAGGGTCTACCGCGCCTATAATTTTGTCAGCTGCTAAGCTCCAGTTTGATGCTGTTTTTCTGTAATTAGAAAGTTCACCGGTGGGTACAATTATTTTATTTAAATTATCTGGTAAAGCCCCAATTGAGCTAAGGCCAACGCCTGCTGATTCTATTATTATT